GAGGATGAACATTCTGCCATGCTCGAATCACAAGGCGAGGAAGCAACAAAAGCCTTTTATATCTGCAATGCCTTTAAATATCTGCATAGGCAGAGAAGAAAAGGTGGTGTAGCGGATATAAAGAAAGCGAAGTGGTGCTTAGATAAGTACCTTGAATTAAATTAAAAAGAAAGGGGGAGGGTTTCCGGAATAATCTCATGAGTCCCCTTTTGAAAAATGACAGTAAATAGAAAATGGAGTATGCCAAACGCAAAGACCTTTACAATCAAACCTATAAAGGAATTTGTTGAAAGGAATATAAGCGGTTGCAAAATCGTAGTAGACCCCTTTGCAAGGGATGCAAAATATGGAACAATAACCAACGATTTAAACGAAGAGTACGATACAAATTATCACTTGGATGCACTAGAGTTTTTAAAGCTTATAGATTCAGAAAGCGCAGATTGTGTCTTGTACGACCCTCCGTATTCTCTTAGACAAGTCGTTGAGCATTATAAGGGAGTTGGGAGGAATGTAACACAAGAAACAACACAGGCGACATGGAGAGCAAGGCATCTTGATGAGATACAGAGAATTTTAAAACCGGGTGGAAAAGCATTGTGCTTTGGGTGGAACAGCAACGGAGTCGGTAAAAAAAGAGGATTCGTACTGCAAGAGATATTACTTGTTCCGCATGGTGGAAGTAAGAACGATACAATTTGCACTTGTGAAACAAAGGAATACTTTAAAAAGGGGAAGTGATGAGAAAATTAAAGGTAAATGATTTTTTCTGTGGATGCGGAGGGCTAGGATTAGCCTTCCAAGAAGCAGGATATGAGATAGTAGGTGCATGGGATTTTGATAAATTCGCCGTGGAGACATATAGGGAGAATGTGGGCAGCCATGTGCAGAAGGCTGACATTAAAGAGCTGCACCAAGCGGATATTCCACAGGCGGATGTTTGGGCTTATGGATTTCCATGTTTTACAGGGGATTCTATGGTGCTAACCGAAAATGGCTATGCCCCTATAATCAATATAAAGCCAGGGGATAAAGTTTTGACACACAAAAACAGATACAAGACCGTTTTGAAGGCTTTATCAAATGGAAAGCATGAGATTTTTAAGATAAAAGGAATGTGCGTAGACGAAATTAGAACAACAGAAAATCACAAATTCCTTGTAAGAACAAAAAAACTATTTTGGAACAATGAGAAAAGAGTATATACAAGAAAATTCAATGCTCCGGAATGGAAAGAAGTAAAAAATCTTACAAAAGACGATTATCTTGGGGTTGCAATCAATCAAAACAGTATTATTCCAAAATGGGATGGCGTTTTATTCAAACGAAATTACAACGGAAGAGATAAGCACGTAAATGACCTATCAGAGAAAATGCAGAATGGAAAATTTTGGTGGCTAGTAGGAAGGTACTTTGCCGATGGTTGGCTTAGAGAAAAAGGAGTTGTGTTTGGGATAGGAAGAGCAAAAGCAGACTTGTTTGAGCAGGCGACAGAAGGAATATTCCATTTTACAAAATCCGAAGAGAAAACAGTGAATAAATACATTGTTTCATCAAAAGAACTTGTTGCATTTTTAAAGCAATTTGGTAAAGGTGCAATGAACAAACATTTGACAAATACAATATTAGACTTACCGCCATACCTACTCGACCATTTCTTAAAAGGATATTTTAGCGGAGATGGTTGGTATTGCGAAAGTAATGGGGTATATAAATGCGCTTCAATTAGCAGATTGCTTATTTATGGAATCGGACAATGTGTTGCTAAGTGCTATCACAGGCCTTTTGCAATCTATAAAACAGAAAATAAACCTACTCATGTTATAGAGGGGAGAACTGTGCGACAAAATGATGTTTATTCCTTAACTTTCAAAAAGGAAAACAGAAAACAAGATAAAGCTTTTTTTGAAAATGGCTATATATGGTTTCCTTTACAATCAATCGAAAAATGCGAGATAGAAGAGGTATTTGATATTGAGGTGGAAGAGGACCATTCGTTCACAGTTCAAAATACAATCGTGCATAACTGCCAGGATTTGAGCGTGGCCGGAAAGCAAAAAGGCATGATTCTAAAGTGTCAAGATTGCGGAGAAGTAGTGGAGATAAATCCGGAAGGGTATACAGGCGAAAACACTTGCCCTAAGTGCAGCGGTAAAGACTTAAGGGCAGAAAGCCGAAGCGGATGCTTCTTTGAGATTATGCGACTACTGGAAGAGACAGAGAGAGAGAGAGAGGAAGCCATGCCGGCCGTTATCATTGCGGAGAATGTAAGAGGGCTAAAGCCTTACTTGCCTGTGCTGTGTATGGAGTATGAAAGACATGGATATACCGCCCATATACAAATGTTTAACTCCAAGTATTGGGGAGTACCGCAGAACCGGGAAAGATACGCAGTTATCGGAACAAGAAACAAGCTAGGGCTATCCTTTAAATTCCCAGAAGAACAGCATGATTTTGTGCCGAAGCTGTCGGACTTCTTGGAAAAGGATGTTCCGGAGAAATACTACCTACCGGATGAAAAGGCACAGACAATTATACAGCAAGCTTTACAGAAGCTAGAGAAACTAGGAAAGTGCCATGCTTGCATTACTCCGGATAGGATAAACAAAAAACAAAATGGTCCAAGAGCTAAAGCGGAAGAAGAACCGATGTTCACTCTTACAGCGCAAGACCTTCACGGAGTAATAGTCCTAGATGAAGAATATCCCATTACTGTGGCGGTAAACAAAAATGGGCGAAATGTTACAAAGCTAACGGATACTTCTCCATGCCTTACTGCAAGGGATTATAAAGGGTATGCAGGAAAATTGGAAATGATAGCGGTTATCGAAGAAGAAAAAGGGGTAGACAATGGAAAAGACAGTAGATAGCGACTTACAAATGATAGGGATGCTAGATATAAAAGGGTTAGAGACCTGCAGAAGGGTATATTCTGCCGATGGAATATCTCCAACGCTTACGGCATCAGAGGGGGGGGCATAGGCAAGTGAAAATCTTTGATACAAAGAGATTAAGGGTTAGAAAGTTAACTCCGAAGGAATACGGAATCCTGCAGGCATTCCCCATGGATAGGTGGAAGCAAGTAGTATCGGATTGCCAAGCCTATAAACAGTTCGGCAATGCCGTCACAGTAACGCTTTTTAAGGCAATAGCAGAAGAGATAGCCAATAGCATTCACGAAGCAGAAAAAGGGGCATAAGCCTCAAAAAGGGGGAAAGATATGCAATGGATAAGAAACGATAAGAAGTATGACACGGACACGGCAATGCTAATTGGGGGTAGAATTAAGTTTTGTAAGGTCCCATCAAATGAAGCAAGTAAACATATTGTAAGTAATTTTTACAAGAAAAAAAGCGGAGAATGCTTCCTGGTCGTAGAGACAAAAAGAAGTAGCTTCGGGAGTGAATGGAACGAAAAAAGCCCCGAAATAATCACTTTTACCGAAGAAGAAGCAAAGAAATGGGCGGAAGAGAATCTTCGTGTTGATATGTACGAAGAAGCTTTCGGCAAAGTAGAGGAATAAGAAAGGGGATAGTATGAAGCAAATCATAAACGGCAAGAAGTATGACACGGAAACAGCGCATTATTTTGGCACTTGCGAAATACCAACGATAAGCGGTTTTAGAAAACGCATAGATTTGTATAGAAAAAACAACGGGGAATATTTCTTGCATAGCTACTTACAAGAGATAGGATGGATAGGCAGTTCTACAGTGAGTTTGAGTATTTTCCCAGTAACAGAAAAAGAAGCAAAGAAATTTGCAGAAAGGTATTTATCCGTGGCGAGGTACGAAGCAATGTTCGGAGTTGTCCAGGAATAAAAAGGGTTAAAAGGGACAAAAGGGGTAAGAAAAGTTTAGCAAGAACTCATTGAGCTGTATTACTAGGAAATGATACAATATATAGTGTTTTATAAACATAAAGATACTATATATTGTGTTAAAGGGGTACAACTTAATGATTCTTACTCTAAGGATTTTGGAGAATTGCAGAAAAAGGGTGAACCGGATACATCATTTAAGGGCAACAAAGCAATCTCTAGCAAATTCAGAGGTTGTGGACTTCGGGACAGACTATAGAAAGGGCTATCCAAGGACTATAGTATTAAGGGGTTGCAATGTTGCCGATTATGACAAGCTTTCAAAGTCCATAGCCGATTGCGAAAGAAAACAAAAAAGGGTAAAAGACAGTATACAGACCTTAAGCATATCGGAGGACGAAAAAAGGGTACTGATTCTATTTTACTTGGAAGGGCTAAGTCTAAAGGATATATCCGGGATACTAAGTAAAGAAAAAGGAAAAAGGGTTAGTTCCGAACTTTTGAAGGTTCAGAAAGGAGCAATCCTGGAAAGGGTGAAGTGCAGTTAAAAAGGGCGAATCCGGAAGAGCTATAACCCACAAAAGGGCAAAACAAAAGAGGGGAACTAAGCCCCCTCTTTTAAATTGCATTAGTACCATGAAACAGTTTTTAATACTCCTCTGTAAGCTTTTGGCCTGACTATTACATAGCATCCGAGTTCCTTGTCGTATCTATAGGGGAAGACAGGCTTATAGTCTACACCGGTGCCGGTTGTGCCTCTAAGTAATTCTCCGCCCTCTACATAGAAGCTTAGTGTCGTGCCTTTTACATCGTGCCAACCGTCTTTATAGTAATTGCTCATACTTTCCACCTTCCTGCCATATATGGCATATATTTGTTTTATTATATCATTGCTTTTTCTGTATTTCTATAGGTTTTCTAACTCTTGCAAAAAGGGTAAAGCCCCTCTTTTTGTGCGTTACCATCTGCAGCAGCTTCCGCCTGGTGCATATATGATACAGCCGAAGTCTCCGGCTCTGTATATATCTATCCGCTCGCCACTTACCTTCAAGGTCCGTTCCTCATCGTCATAAATCCATAGGCTATAGTTGCATTCAAAAACCTTTCTATAGTGGCTAGGCAGTTCAATCTCTTCGTTTACGAAATAGGCACTATATTCCCCATCACTACCGAAATGCAGATATTCCAACTTATCGCAACTTAGTATTAGCCTTGCGCAATCACTTCCGCCTAACTGTACCTTTTCAAAATCCTTGTATGTTTTCATTGTTCTTTCTCCCATTCGAATGGCTCTTTAAGCCATTCTTGATATTCTTTTTCGGCTTGTTCATCAAGCCATTCTTGCATTTCTCTTTCCGCTTGCTCTATATCCTCGATATGGTCAAGGTAAGAGCCAACACAAGGGAATCTTTCATCCCCATAGGATGCCCATACGAAGCGCTTTTCTATAAAACGCCCACATGGGCTTTCTTTTGTGTAATTGCAATCATCACGAAGGGGATAAACCGCAAGGCATCCGTTGGAATGCCATCCGCTAGAAACTGCAAGGGTTTTTCCTGTGGAGTTCTTTAATAGCAGGAATCCCCCTTTTACATGGAAGCCCTTAAGGGTGAAGGGCTTCTTTGCAATCTCGATGTATACCGCAATTTCTTTTTCGTTTAACATGACTCTGCCTCCTCTTAGCAATAAACAATGCTTTTTACATTTTCGCTAGTACAAGGAACGCCTAAAGCGCTTTCATACTTTCCGTTTTCACCCATAATAAAGGGCTGTAGTGGGGAGCTGTCGCCGCAGATGGTGGTATTCCATAAGTCGCAGAAGCATCCTTTTCCGTCAAGGGCATAAATATGGATAGTTCCTTCATCGTCTGTAAATTCGTGAAAAGTCTTTTCTGCATCGGTGGGCTTTCCATCTTTTTGGCGAGGGCGAAGGGCGGAAAACTCTTCCTTTCCCATACCGCAGAATGCTTTTATGCACTCCTCTATATAGTCTGTATATTCACCTACCCACAAGCGGACAATATAGCCATCGTGGTATAGGTCGGCTATAGCCATATTAAGGACTAAGAGCCTTTTTCTATCGTCAAGTTCTTGCACAAGTGCCTCCCCTAAGTCTTCTCTTAATGTATGATACTTGGCCATTTTCCGCTTCCTTTCTTTCTTTCAATCATGAGGGGGGGATACCCCCTCATTTTTATAAGCTATCACATAACAACTGGCAGGATAAAAGCGATTAAATAATCGTTAAATTCATCCAAAACAAATATAGGGTTATGTTTTTTAATACCTTTTGTTGTGTCTACCATATAGCGAACATTCTTAAAGGGTATAAGATTTAAAAACTTTTCATCTGCATAGATTTCCGTTCCGTCTTCGTGTCTAAATGTGTAAAGTGTCTTTTTTAAGTCGGTGTTTTTTTCGATTCTAACAAGCGAAACGGATTCGAGATTCATGTTATTAATATTGATAGAATCACCAAAACCATTTATCCCCTTTACATAGGTATCATTAAAAGGGTAAAGCCCTAGGTTTTTGTCATGGGAAACATTAATAAGAAAGTTTGATGTTCCTAAGTAGAAATCTTTTTCGGTTGCCGTAGAAACTCTTGTATCGGATTTCATAATATAGTCATAAAGTTTTTTGAATAATTGCTTGTCTTTCATTATTTCACTAACCTTTCTAAAATGTGTTTATAGTGTGTCGGCTATGGCTTCCTTTCCAGTAGCCGACTATTTGCTTTATATTCTTGCTGAAATTGTGGGGGAATATTTGCTTACCTGTAGCCATTCCCCATAGTTTCCAGTATGTACTTTTCTTGTAAGAACCTTACATCCTCTTTCGTCCATCCCAAAGTGTGGAACATAAACGAAAGTTACGGTCTTTTCGGTTCTTTTTAGCACTCTGATGGCTTCTTTATGCAAGGGGTCGCCATCGGCGTACTGTTGCGGTTCTCTGTAGTAAGAACCGATTTTAAATTTGGCGTTTCTTATCGCCTCCGCCTCTGCTTCCCTAGCCGCAGCGTTGGCGGTTTCAAGAATCGCTATAGCCTTTTCTAAGTCCATAGCTTTTTTTAGTCTGTAGTTCGTAAAGTTTATAATGTTTGCCATGTTTCCCCCCTTATTTATGCTAATTTTCTGCTGTCGTTTTTTTCTATATAGTAGTGAATATCGTTTTTCTGCATATACTCCATTTCTTCGATTAATTTAACGAGATTTTCCTTTGCCGGCTCTAATACTTTGTCAAGGTCCATCTGTAAACCTTTATATCCATAGTCCGCATGATAATAAACTGTTGGATTGTAAATCCCCATGCAATCGCCATTTTCTTTTGTGAAGTAAGTTTGTAAATGTATAAAGTTCTTAAATTTCTTTTTCCAATGTTTGTGTGTCTCGCAAAAGATGTTTACCTCTATTTCCATTCTTCCCTTTTTTGCAAAAACTCCATTATTAAAATCGTTTGCAATGCTGTAGCCGTTAGCCTCTAAAATTTTAACAAGTTCTTTCTTATCCATCCTATACCTTCTTTCTGCCCTGTGGGGCGGTGCGTTTGTTGTTTATGGGCACATGATATCACGTATATAGGTACGTGTCAACACATATTCAGAATAAATCTTGCACAACGTTTTTGCTTTCTCTTTGTGCGAAATGTACATGTTTACACATTCCCCAAGACGTGATATCATATATTCATCTTTATAAGAAGGGGGGGTGTGTACATGTACAAGGGACAGACGGACGCAAGACGTAAAGCAAATTCCAAGTATTTGAAAGATACCGTTGATACTATAGCTTTCCGTGTGCCTAGGGGCGAAAAAGAAAAGCTTAAGGATGTAGCGGAAAGAGCCGGGCTATCGCTTAATGCCTTTATCGGTGAGGCAGTAAAAGAGAAGATAGAAAAGGAAGGATTATAAAAGAGGGGAGTGGAGAAGCGGTAGCACGGCAAGGAAGCCATGCACTGCATGGAAGCTAAAAAAGGGTAAAAGAAAAAAGCTATGGCGTGATACCATAGCTTTTATAGTGCATTAAATTATTTAATTTTTGATAATTTCTAAAAAGTCCTCATAAGCGGAGTTTTCGCTTTCCCATCCGCAGGCCTCCACGTACTCCTCTAAGGACTCCAAGGCGGATATATCCCTAGGATTGCTGCCGTCCTCTTTTAAGGCTTCCAGGACTTTGGCATAGGAGCTTTCTAAGGACTCCTTTTGCTCTGTGCTGAGTGTATCCCATGCTTCTCTGACTTCTTCTTTGCTTGTGAATTTCATATATCCACCTTTCCGCCGATGTATCGGCTATGAATTATCTTTATTATTTTTGACGAAAGTTTCCATAAATTCCGTAAGTGTTGCCCCTTGTGATACTCCGAGGCGTTTACAAGTCTCTTTAAAAGCCTGCGCCGTGCTTTCCTTTAGCTTGAAAGATACGGACTTATAGCCGTTCTTTTCGCTCCATTTTTTTTGTCGGATATACTTTTTATCGTCCATCTTTCGACTCCTTCAAGTAGTGGAAGGCATTTAATAGCAAAGAAAGCGACAGAAGCAGGATAGCTATATAGTATATAGCGGTTTCGCTTTTATTAAGTGCTAAGCCTGCCAAGGCGATGGCTTGAAAAGGTATTATTTTTTTCATGGCTTTTTTCCTTTCTGCATGATAGACTAAGAAAGTGAGGGAGGGGAGAAGCCTCCCCCACACCCTCTGCCAAGTTAAGACTTCACAATACTTACTATACTTGCGACTATTGCGGTGATGGCACTTAGTACGCTAAGCCAGTAAAGAAGTTCTTGCTTGGCTTTTTTGTTTCTTTTTTTGTTGCCCATTGCTTTCTACTTTCTGTGGGGCGGTTATTAGGTACACCTACATAGTATCAAAGGGGGTTTATTCTGTCAATACTTTTTTCTATTATTTTTTAAAAGATTTTTTCGTGTGTTCGCAGGCCTGCAAAAGTCTGCTATTTTTGTGTCCGTTTTATTGGACTATATAGAATAAAATCGTACAAGCGTTTGTGTGTATAAAGCATGGAAAAGCCTTGATTCTCAAAGGTTCGAGCCATTCCAGAATAAAAAGGTACTTCCTGGGGTTAAAACTTAGGTATGGGTCGCGGAAGCGCCCTAGTTTTGCCTATAAAACATTAAAAAATATGACATTTCCTTCCCTTTCGGATTTCCGGGAGGGGGGCAAATTTGAGCGAAATTGGGAGAAAAATAGGCTATTTTTAGGGTATTATTTGAAAGCAAGGGCTGTATTTATCGGTATTGAGTGCGGATATAGGCAGATTCCGGCAAAAATACGCTTGATTTCGTTTTTGCAACAAGTCCTTGACTGGATAGCGACAGAAGATAGACAAAAATGTAGGATAAAGTCTTAAAAATACTTGACTATTTAAGACTTACCTCTATAATGAAACTGGATATAGTGTTTCTATCAGAGAAATGTACTATATCTAGTATATGTATAGCTCAAACTTGAAGAGATTCCTTTCCACCTCTAAGGAGTCTCTTCTTTTTTGTGCTAAAAAGAGGGGGTGGACATATCATGGTTGTAAATCAACAGGAGCTAGCTAGGTGCTTAGGACTTACAGCTCGACAAGTAAGAAACTTAAGAAAAGACTATGGTATGTTCCCCAACGATGACAACAAGAAGTACGCCTTAGAAGAGTGCATCCAGGAATATATCCGATTCAAAATCGAAGAGGAAACTGGACGGCGTTCCAATCTAAGCAAGGAAAAAGTATCCGCAGAGCATGAGGAAGTGAAAAAACAGATAAGCTTGCTTAAGCTAAAAAAGCTAAAGGCGGAACTGCACCTTGCAAAGGATGTGGAGCGGTATCTAAGTGGAATGCTACTGGCATTTAAGGCAAAACTGGAAGGCCTTCCTACAAAGATGGCAATGCAAGTGGCCGGAATGACCGATGTAAACGAGATTATTAATACGCTTTCCAAATCTGTAAGGGAAGCACTTGATGAACTGTCGGAGTATGACCCACAGGAGATAGATGGAAAAGTCTCCATTGTGGAGGACATTGAGGAAGAGGAAGGGGAAGATGAAGAAGAGCTAACAGAGGAGGAGTAAATATGCCGTTTGGTATGAAAGCCTGCAAGGTAAGGGCGAAAACGGCAAGACTGTTTAGAAAGGTTATAAAGAATACTCTGCAGCCGGAAGAGGTATTCACAGTATCAAAATGGGCAGAAGAGAAGAGAGTCTTAGACAATTCCAGTAACCTTAGCGGTAAATGGAGCAATGCATTTACGCCTTACCTTTGTGAGATTATGGATACATTAAATGACCCTTATGTTAGAGAAGTGTATTTTTGTAAACCTACACAGGTCGGAGGAACAGAGGCACTAATCAATATGCTTTGCTATATAGCAGATGCAAGCCCTGCTCCTACAATGGTTGTGTATCCGACTGACGACCTAGCAAAGGATACCTCTAACGCAAGGATAAAGCCGGCTTTTCGTCTTATACCATCCATAAACCGAAAGTTCCTGGATAATCAGTCCAAAGAGCTTGAATTAAGGCTTAGGGGAATGAATATCTATCTCCGTGGAGCAGGTTCACCTTCCAAGCTGGCCAGTAAGGCTATTAAGTATTTGTTTTTTGATGAGATTGATAAGATGGGCGGTGCTTCCAAGAAGGAGGCAAGCCCATTTTCTCTTGCGAAGGAAAGAACGAAAACTTATAAGCCACAGGAAAAGATATTCGCAACATCCACACCGACAATCCGTTCAAACTATATATGGGATTTAAAGGATAATGCGGAGGAAGAGAAACATTTCTTTGTGCCTTGTCCTCATTGTGGCGAAATGATTGAGCTTTCTATGAAGTCCATCAAGTATTCCAACGATGAAAGCTTAAGCAATGAGGATAGAGCAAATACTGCAGGCTATTACTGTCAAGAATGCGGAGCAGAGATAGTAGACGGAGATAAGCCCAAAATGCTTCGGAATGGCGAATGGAGAACGGTCCGGAAGAGAGGAATAGGACATGCAAAGAAGGTTGCCTACTGGATGAACACTCTGTACTCAATATTCATTAAGTGGAGCGATGTGGCAAAGGAATTTTTGGATTCAAAGGATGACCCGGAGAAACTGCAGAACTTTGTGAACTCATGGCTTGCTGAACCGTGGGAGGATGCAGAAACAAGAATTACAGAGGATAGTGTTCTGAATGCACAGACGGATATAGAAGAGTTTATTGTTCCGGATTGGGCAAAGCTTGTAACTGGCGGAGTCGATGTTCAGAAAAATTCCCTGTACTACACCATAAGAGCATGGGGCGATTACAGTACATCACAGAATATCACTCACGGCCAAGTGACTTCTTGGGAAGATATAGAAAGAGTTATGAACCGCATATATGAGACAGAGGACGGCAGCAGGAAGTTTGCCGTAGAACTTTGCCTAATAGACAGCGGATATAACCAGGATGAGACGTTGGAGTTCTGTATTAACAATTCCGATTGGGCAAAGCCTGTCAAAGGTGCAAGTAATGACCTTTTGGATAGATTCAAGATTTCAAAGATTGAGAAAACAGGGGATTTTAACGGAATGCAACTCATTCTGACTGATGGTAACAAGTACAAGGATTCAATCTCTAACCGTATGAAGCGAGTAAAGGGAGAGAATACAGGTGCATGGATGGTTTATAAAGGCTGTGATAAGCGATATTCGCAGATGATTACAGCGGAGCAAAGAGTAACAGAAAAGACAAGAACAGGAATTAAATCCGTATGGAAGCCAAAGGCAAAGCATATAGATAACCACTACTTAGACTGTGAAGTTTACGCAATGGCTGCAGCAGAGCTTCTTGGAATCCGTTATGAGCATTTAAGGAATGTTCCTACTCTTAAGGCAGTACAGACTGAGAACAATGCAAGCGATAACCAGTCTAACAACTGGATACAAGCGCAGGATAATTGGTTAGGAGGTTAAATGGAAAACGAAAGAGAAGAGAACTTAGAGAAGGAGTTAAGCTTTGTTTCGCCGAAAGAACAGCTTGCAATAGTAAATACAGCTATCCAGTCCGTACTGGAAGGAGGACAGTCTTACAAGATTGGTACAAGAATGCTTACTAGGGCGAATCTTACGGAGCTTGTGAAGTTGCAGAAGTCTCTTATGGGTTTAGTTGCACAGGATGATAACAGTAATCTGTTCTCTGATACCTATAGGGCTGTATTTGATGGGAGGTAGGCATTGAATTGGTTAGATAATTTAATAGGCTTTGTATCCCCAAAGACAGCCTATAAACGCCAAGCCTATAGGAATGCTATTGAAGCATCCAGAGCATACGATGCGGCCAACTACAAGAATGCCAATGCAAATTGGCACGCAAGTATAGAATCCGCAGAAATGGGCTTGTCCGGTTCAAGAGAGATTGTAAGAGCTAGGGCGAGAGACTTGGAGAACAATTCCGACATTATGAACTCCATCTTAGGAGCTTATAAAAGAAATGTTGTCGGTGCAGGATACAGGCTTAGGGCAAACACAGGGAAAAGCAGTTTGGATAAGGATATTGAGTCCTTATGGCACGAGTGGACAAAGGCAAAAAACTGTGATGTAACAGGGCAGCAGTCTTTGAACCAACTGCTAAGAATGGCGATTACCAGGAAGAAGGTAGACGGAGGAATCCTATTCATTAAGTGCCACACAGACGATGGAGTTATTCCGTTCCAACTACAGGCCATTGAGGTAGATGAGCTTGATACTACTGTGATGAGTCCGAAAAACAAGGAAAATAGAGTCATAGGCGGTATTGAATACAATCAATATGGCAAGCCTGTGGGGTACTACATAAGAAAATACGATATTCAAGGATATAACGTCATGGATGCCCAGTATTACGAGGCAAAGGACGTTATTTTTTTGTGTTCAAAGACAAGACCTTCGCAAGCAAGAGAAGTGTCCGACATGGCGCAAACACTTACAAGAATCAGAGATATTAACGAGTTCTTGAACACCATTGCCATTAAGGAGCGAGTTCTTGCCTGCCTTTCTGTATTTATTACGCAGGATACTCCGCAGACAGGAATCGGAGGACGAAGTAACAAGGAATTTGACGGACAGAAGTACAACTACCAAGGAAAGACCTTAACGCCCGGAATGATTCAATACCTAAACAGCGGAGACAAGGTATCCACAGTACAGCCTACAGGACAGGCGGTAGATGCTACAGCCTTTGTTAAACAGCAAATGCGTATGGTTGGTAGCGGACAAGGCGTGTCCTATGAGGTTGTGAGCCGTGATATGAGCGAAAGCAACTATTCCTCCGCAAGACAAGGAATCATTGAGGACGAACTGACCTATCAAGAGGATATTGAGATAGTGGAGTCCTTCCTTGACGAAGTTTACGAATGCTTTATTGCATCTGCTTACCTTTCCGGGAAGCTAAACATAGAACGCTTTGGAACGAATCCGGACGACTACCTTAAGCATAAGTGGATTAAAGCTCCTAAGCGATGGATAGACCCGGCAAAGGAAGCAAATGCAAACAAGACAGCCCTGCTTACCGGAGAAAAAACCTTCGTAGACCTAGCTTCGGAACATGGTAAGGACTGGCGAAGTCAAATTGATGAAATGGCAGAAGTTCAAGAATACGCTAAAAGCAAAGGCGTGACATTGGGAGGGGGTGAAAAAAGTAATGGCAAAGCCGAAGGAATCGGAGAAACTGCAAAGGTCGGTGAACCTAGCAATCCAGGTAACGGAGGAAAACAGTAAGCAAGTCGAGCTGTCTTTCTCTTCCGAAGAGCCGTATAGGAGATTCTTTGGGGATGAGATTTTGGACCATTCAGAAGGATGTGTTGACCTATCAAGACTGAATGACATTGGAGTAGTCCTTTTTAACCATGACAGAGACAAGGTTATCGGAAAGGTTGTCAATGCCAGAGTTGAGGAAGGTCGAGGGAAAGCCACCATCGAATTTGACGATGATGATTTCTCTGCAAATATCAAAAAGAAAGTCGATAGCGGAACGCTTAAGGCTGTTTCCGTTGGATACCTTGTTAAGGAATGGGAAGAAGTCAAGAAAGGAAAGATTTCCGCAGATGGAAGATTCAAGGGGGAATGTGTAGTCGCTAAGAAGTGGATTCCCTATGAGATTTCCATAGTATCTGTTCCGGCGGATTCTACTGTAGGAGTAGGCCGCACAATGGAAGAAGAAACACAGGAAGAGGCGCAAGAAACAAAGGCAAATCTGCTTGGAATTTACGAGAAGCAGTTAGCTATAAACCAAAAACTTTATGGAGGAAAGTGATGAAGAAATTCAAAGACATTTTGAAGAGACAGCAAGAGATTTTATCTTTTGCAAAGGCACAGGGAAGAGACCTGACTGCAGAAGAGTCCGCAGAGTTTGACAAGTTGGAGAAGGACTTGGAAAACCTTGCAACAGAAGAGGAAGAGGATGAAACAGCAAAGAGAGCTTTGGCTGACGAGAGAAAGCGTGTAAACGAGATTCTCGACTTGTGTAAGGGGCTTGATGTTGATTCTGCTAAGTTCATTAAGGAGAATACTTCCGTTGATGAAGTAAAGTCCTTAGTGATTGAGGACTTAAAGAAGAAGAGTTCTCCTGTGTCCACAAGACAGACCATCAATGCAAGTGTTGTAGAGGACGAAGAGGACAGATTCCGAGCTATGGCTGTGGATGGAATCCTTATGCGTGGTGGTGTCCAGGTAGACAATGCGAAGGACGGAGCAGAGAAGTTCGCCCATTCTTCCTTAAGAACCATTGCGGAGGAGTGCTTATCCCGGACAGGGGATAGCTCTTATCAGTCTGTACGCTTTATGAGTTCTGATGAACTGTATACCGAGCTTGGCAGACAGTTTTTCAATCCTACAGCAGCATTCCCGGCAATCCTTGATTCTGTAGCCAAGAAGGCAGTAGTAGAAACCTATAAGAAAGTACCCACTACCTTTGAAAAGTGGGTAACTATCGGTTCTAAGTCCGACTTCAAGGAGGACACAGACCATGAGTATGTAATTAATACCATGGGCGACTTTGAGGAAGTTCCGGAGTCCGGAGAGCTTAAGCACGGTTCTATTCAGACAGAGCTTCTTCCCACAAGAAAGCTTAAGACCTTCGGTAAGCAGTTCACCATGAGCAGACAGGCGTTCATCAATGATGACATTGGAATCATTACAAGAATGCCGGCTCTTTACGCTGCACAGGCAAAGAAAACCTTGGATAAGATGGTTTATGCTGTGGTATTCAACAACGGAAAGATTTTCGATGGAAACAATCTGTTTGACAATGCAAAGCACGCTAACCATATTGCTACCGGAACAGCTCCAACAAGGGAATCTTTGCAAAAGATGATTACAAAGCTTTCTCTGCAGAAGGACCAGTTCGGCGAAGCAATCTATGCTACACCGGAGTTCGTAATTATCCCAACTGGATACCAGTTCGACCTGTATACAATTCTGCACTCTGCGCTTGTGCCGGAGAATGATACTAACGCGGCTAACCCCTTGTATAACTACAATTTGAAGGTTATCGAGTCTCCTGTGCTTAATGCTTTGGCAAAGGACAATGCGTGTCCTTGGTTCTTAGTAGCCAACAAGTACACGGCCGGTTCTGTAGGAGTTGACTTCCTTAACGGAAAACAGCAGCCTACTATCCGAAGAATGGAGACAGCAGGACAGCTTGGATTTATCTGGGATGTGTACCTTGATGCAGGAATCTATGTTAAGGACTACCGCGGAATCGTTAGAAATGACGGCGTGAAGATTGTGTAATGAGGAGGTAAAGGATGAAAGCAATTTATAAGCAGAAAGGTGAAAGCTTAGACTACACCAACAACGGAACTGCTACCATTGAAGCCGGAGAGCTTGTGGTGATTGAAAAGCATGTTGGCGTTGCCGGATGCCCTATCAAGGTAGGAGAAACAGGCAGCCTCCATGTAGTCGGAGTGTTTGAAGTGCCTTGCAAGGCGCTGACAAGCCCTCTTAAGGTTGGACAGGATGTATTTTTCAAGCCGACTGACGGCGTTACTACCACTTCCACGGACACTCCGCTTGGATATGTAGTAAAGGCTGCAGAGAACGGAGCTACAAGCGTTCTTGTTAGAATCGGCTAAGACTATGGCTAGGTTGAAATATCCCTAGCCTATTTTTTGGAGGTTCTATGGGATTTAAGAAGTGGGCGTTTAAAGACATTGCCAGTACATTCCTTAATCTTGAAGAGTTCGGCGAAACGCATTTAATCAATGGGATGCCTATGACTGTGATTATCGACTCTAATGAAGTGGAAGAGAGAGGAAAGAAGCAGTTCGAGCATAGCAGAATTGATGGAATCTATGAGGACAACATTATTCTGTATGTGTCCAGGAAGAACATCGGCAAACAGCCGGCCAGAGGACAGGCAATTAAGATTGATGCAAAGGAGTTCCGTGTAACGGATTCTAGGGATGAGGGAGGAGTTTACTCTATTACTTTGAGGGCTTTTAAATCATGAGCGAAAACTATAAAAAAGCTGTGGATTCTATATCTATTGAACTGGACATGGAATCCTATAACAAGATTGTCCGTGCTATGAACCAAATTACCGGGAAGAGCGCAGAGTTTATCATGGCAAGTTCTGCCAACAGGATTCTTAAGACTACTCAAAGGCGACTTGTAAAGGCTGATAAACGAGAGTATACAGGAGAGTTCGTAAAAGGCACGAAAGACCGAAGCTCTATTGAAAAAGCGAAAGTAAGTGCCGGAATAGCAAGTGCTTCTGTGAACTTTAAGTCAAGAATTACCGGAATCTCAAAGTTCTATATGTCAAGAAAAGACACTACGACTAAGTGGGATAAAGGACACGACAGAAACGTTCCTGTTGCAGTTGTAGGTGGTGAAACAATTTATAGAAGAGTGGCGAAAACAAGAAATTCACCGTCTGTTCTTGTAGGGCAGATTAAAGGACAAAGAAAGTATATTACTAAAGCCTTTAAAATGCTGATTCACAACACAAAGAAAGATGGTACTGCCGGAGGCGACCACTTTTTTCTTGGCTACAGAAGCGATAAGAAAGACGAGAATGGCAAGAGAAAGATTCACCAAGTGTTGGGTTCTTCCGATAGAGCGAGAATCCAAAACGAAAAGGTTTACGGCAAAGAAGAAGCAGAGCTTGGGAAACGGTATCTTGATGAATGTATGAAGCGACTTGATGCAGCCCTAGCGAAAGTGAGGTAAGAATGAAAGATTTCCCGGTAACTTCTCCATTGGGCTTGCAGATTGCTCTTACAAAGGAGCTTAAGTCCTTGTTTGATGGGATGTTGTTCCAAAACGCTGTTGATAACGGTGAAAGCTTAACAAATCTAGCTATCTATGAGCAGTCACTTCCGATAGCAACAAAGGAAGTAAAGGCTTATGAGGACGAAACAACGGATACAACGGATTTCTATACTGATGAAGTGGAGGACTCCATCATTAAATGCCCATGGTGCAATGTGAAAATTGATAAGTGGTGGCAAGACAAGGACAATCGGTGGGTTGTGAAGATTGCTTTTATCTTCGGTATCTACAATAACGATAAATCGAATCGTGGACACAGAGAGATTATCAATCTTGTAGAGAAGATACGGCAGAGATTCACCTTAGACCCCATGCTAGAAAGCCAGTACAAAAACAGAGGAACTTTTGATGCCGAGGTAAACGAAGAGGATACTTACCCTTATTTCTTCGGCGTAGTCACTACAGACTTTGAATTGAAAGGAATTGAGAGAGAATGGGAGAAGTATCTGTAAAAGAGGATAAGGCTGTGGATACCACGGCAGAAGAAGTGGTAACGGCAGAAGCAAATACTCCAAGCAATGAAGAAGATAAAAAACAGAACAATAGTTCTGAAAAACAATCTTCCGAAAAGCAATATATCTATCTTGGAGAATCAAGAAGGGGACTTCCGCACGGAACAATCTTCTTAGGGGAGCTTCCGAGCTATATCCAGGAAGAAGTAAAGATGGACAGAGCCTTTGCAGAAAGAATCCTTGTTCTGGAAGGTAATGTTATAAAACAACTTGTTGATTAAGAAGGGAGAAAGAACAAATGGCATATATGCACAGAATTAGCACTGTCGAGAATGCTACAGCCGTGAAAGCACCTGTGAAGTCTGAAAACGGCGTAAGAGTGTTTGTCGGAACAGCTCCGGTACATACCACAGCATACGGAACAGTAAATGAGCCGGTATTGGTAAACAGCTTTGAGGAAGCTGTGAAATACTTCGGTTATTCCGAGGATTACGCAAAGTATACCCTTTGTGAAGCGATGGATGCTTGCTTTAAGCTTTACAACATCGCTCCGGTGGTATTTATCAATGTGTATGACCCAACAAAGGGAAAGTCTGCAGCAGCGGCTCCAAAGACTGTGAACATCACAGAAGTAGGCGTAGTGGATACCACTCTAACCAATGTAGCCCTTGGAAGCGTAACCATTAAGCCGAACAACGGAGAAGAGATTCCTGCAAAGGCTTCCGAGGACTTTGAGCTTTTCTATGATACAGACGGAAAAGTTAAGCTTCGTGTAAAGAAGATTCAGTCCGGAGTAACCAGTGTAGCTCTTAAGTACACAGACGGACTTGCAGACGTAACTGCAGTATCCGCGAATGACATTATCGGCGGATATGACGTAACCACAGGAGCTACCAAGGGAATCGAAGCAATCAGAAATGTATATCCAAAGCTTGGAGTAATTCCTAGTATCTTAGCTTGTCCTAAGTTCGGCGGAGAGCCATTGGTTGCTTTGGCTCTTAGTGCAAAGACAGAGGATTTAAACGGCTTGTATTCCTGTGAGTGCGTGCTTGACCTTCTGTATAAGGCACAGGCAACAAAGCTTACTACCTATGCGGATGTTGAGACTGCTAAGAAGTATCTTGGTGTAATCAATCCTCACGCAATGGCATTTTTCCCTTGCGTTAAGGTAGGCGGAAAGGTTTTCCACCTGTCTACCCTTGCTGCTTGTGCTATGGCAAAGTGTGATATGGACCACGGAGATATTCCTTACAAGTCTCCATCTAGTGAGAGCATCCCTGTATCTGCTACTTGTCTTTCTGACGGAACGGAAGTATTCCTTGACGTTCCACAAGCAGAGCTTGTCAATGGCTTAGGGGTTGTAACGGCCATTAATGATAACGGCTTTAAGCTTTACGGAAACAACACTACAGCTTATCCGAAGTCCACAGACCCGAAGGATAGATGGATTGCCTGCAGACGAATGATGAGTTGGTATAGAAACCGCTTTATTCAGACCTATAAGAACAAAGTGGATGAGCCGGCCAACTATAGACTTTCCGAAGCTGTGGTTGATTCCGAGAACATTTTCCTTAACTCTTTAAAGGCAGCAGGCATTATTGCAGGAGGAAGACTCAGCTTTGATGAAGCGGAGAATCCAAAGGAAGCAATTCTTGACGGAAAAATCGTATTCAGTACAAAGATTGCGTTCTTCACTCCGGCAGAATGGATTGTGGACCATATCGAGTTTGACCCAACTTTGATTTCTAGTGCGGTAGGAGGTAACAACTAATGGCAGGAAAAATCGGTATCAATAGTATTCCAGAGGTTTTAAACGGATTTAATGTGTACGACCATGACGGAGGAAAGCTTATCGGTATTTCCGATAGCGTTACCCTTGCTCCGTTAAGTATGCTTACCGCTACCATTAGCGGAGCAGGCATCGGCGGTGAGTACGCTGCTCCTGTAATTGGACATACCCAGTCCATGCAGCAGGAAATTCCGTTCAGAACGCTCTACCATGACATTACTAAGTTTGTAGACCATTCCAAGGTAACAGGTGTTACTTTGAGAGGTGCTATCCAGGTAACAGACCCTTCCACCGGAGTGACAGATTATTCCCAGGTAAGAGTTGTTGTCCGTGGAAAGACCCTTGAAATTAACCCGGGAAGTGCCAAGGTTGGAGAGGCGTTCAACGCAAGCATGAAGCTTGAAGTTATCTATATGCTTGTGGAGGTAGACGGAGAAAAGCTTATTGAGCATGACAAGCTTAATGAGATTTTCGTAGTAAACAACGAGGACATCATGGATAAAGTAAGGAGATTGTGCTAATGGCTAGTACAAAGAAAACGACTAAGGCAGAGGAAAACTCTGCCTTAGATTTCAATATGGATGATTTCAAGTTTGAGTTGGAGCTTCCCATTACCTTTGAAGGAACGGAGTACAAGGAGATTTCCTTAAAAGGCCTGTGGGATTTAGACTTACAGGGCTTAACCGAGGTTGACAGGGAATTTAAACGCTTGACTGGCGTTACAATGACGGCAAACACGCCTGTAGATACCATGTATAGCGCATTGGTTGTGGCAAAGGCCAACGGAATGCCTTATGAGTGGCTTATGAAGCTTAAGGCAAGGGATGCGATTAGACTTAGAACATCGGTATTTACTTTTTTTTACATGAGGGCATAGAGGAAGAAGGACTTAAAAAGCTTACGGCAAAGGTGGCTATGATTACCCACACGCCGATAAGCTTTTTTTATTCCATTCCTTTAGTAAATCTCTTTGACGAAATAAAGCCCATTATTGACGGAATAAAGGAGTATAGGGATGGCAAGTAAAGAATATAAGCTAGCTGTACGAATCATGGGAATCATGGATGGTAGCTTAAGCAAGAGTGCGGCTCTGACAAAGAAGCAAATCAGAGATATTGCAAAGCAAGCCGCAGCTCCCGGTATTCCTAATGCAGTACAACAGCTTGCGAACAATGAGAAAATCCTTAATGCCCCGTATAATGCCATGAAGAAGATTGGAAAAGCCGGAGCTGTAGCAATGGGAACAATATCCGCAGCAGCATTGATGGCAGGAAAGAAAGCCGTTGATGTAGGAATGGACTTTGACAAGGCTATGAGTTCTTGGAAGGGAACTGCAAAGGCAAGTGAGGCAGAGTTTAGCCTTGCTAGGGAAGCGGCCTTGAAGTACGGAAGAGAAACCACAAAGACAGCTACAGAATCCGCTAATGCTTTGGAATACATGGCGTTGGCCGGATGGAGTGTTAACGACTCCGTAAAGGCTCTACCGAGCGTTCTTAAGCTTTCCGAAGCTACCAACTTGGACCTTGCAAGAACTTCTGACCTTGTAACCGATTCCATGAGTGCTACAGGCGAGGTTATTGGCGAGAACGGAGAAAACTTACAGCGATTCCTGGATGTTGCGACAACTGCCAACAACAAATCCAATCAGACTGCAGAGCAACTCATGGAAGCATGGATTCAGACAGGTGGAGTATTCAAAGGACTAAAGGTAGATATTGAGGATAGCGCAACGGCTTTAGGTGTCCTGGCCAACAGAGGTATCAAGGGTTCAGAAGCCGGAACAGCTTTAAACGCTATTATGATTAACCTTACTACAGGAGCAGGGCAAGCAGGAAAGGCCATGCAGAAGTTAGGCGTTTCTGCTTTTGAAAACGGAAAGTTCAAAGGCTTGAAGCAGACCTTAACAGAGGTTAGAGATAAGCTTGCCGGAATGACCGAAGAGGAACAGAACTATTACAAGGCAAGAATCGGTGGAAAACATCATATTGACGCCTTTACTCATTTACTTAATGGATTGGATGCCGTGAAGGACGGACAGAAGGAATGGGATAGTTTGAATGAATCCCTAAGAAATGCCAATGGCTCTTTACAGCAGATGGCCGCCACTAAGATGGATAACCTTTGGGGAGATACGAAGATTCTCCAATCTGCAATGCAAGACTTAGGAATCAAGGTAAGCGATGCAATAAATATACCATTAAGAGATGGAGCAAAGGCATTTACTAACATGGTTTATGCTTCCGATGGTTTTATCGGAAACCTTGAGGAGCTATATCCAAAGCTTAAGCGTGGTGCAGAAGGTTTTGGCGAGTTCGTAAAGCCTGTTATTAAGATTGGAGAGTTTTTTATAAGCAATCCCGAATGGCTAACAGGAGCGGTATCCGGCTTTGCTGCACTTTCGGTAACATTGAAAGGTGCTAGTTCATGGGCAAAGGGCGTTGAGTCCATTTCTAGCCTTGCTACCACTTTAGGTTCTAATCCCATGTTAGCGGCCGTAACTGTATTAGGACTTTTTGCAAGCGGACTGTTTGGACTGTCAACAGCCATTGATACCTACAATGCAAAGGAAGGGAAAAAGAACCTTAATAAACACTTTGGGGACATGAAGTTGTCTCTTAAAGAGCTAGGCGATGTTGCTATGGAAATTGTGGGAAAGAAAACCTTTGAAAGACTCTCCCAGGCAAGTAAGCAGTTATCCGCAGTCGGACAATACAACAAGGAGATTGATAGGACAGCGGAAAGCTTGCAAAAACTACAGCTTAGACTAAGTGTAAACTCTGATTTCAATAAGGAAGATGCAGAGAAGCTTGGAACTGAACTTGAAAGCTTGGCTTCCGGAGTATCTAACCTTGTGTCTGAACAGCAAATTGCTATGCATTTCTCCATCCGTGGGCTTTTTGGTGAGGGCGATGCTACCGGAGAAGGATTGATAAAGCAGTTTGACGGAATGTATACAAGTATCCGTGGCGATGTTGAGCGAATCGGAAAGCAATTGGGCGATGAGTACAAGAAAGCTATGGAAGACGGAATCATTACGCCGATAGAGCAAGAAACAATCAACACTCTGACACAACAGCTACTCGACCTTAAAGAGCAAGCAATGCAGTCTGAAAATAAAGCCAAATGGGATTTACTTAACAACGATGTCGAGAATGCACCTCTAACAAGCGAGTCCTTTGCTAATCTTGTGGATAAATCCGGTGAATACGCAAAAGAAATGGCTGACAATGCGGATGAACTGGCTAAGAATGCTATGATGAGTGCGGAATCTACCTTAAAAAAATCCAAGGAGCTAGGACTTTCAGAAGGACAAGACGGGTATTACAGCCAGTCTATGTATGATAGCGCCATTGCAAGCATTGAGAAGAAGCGGCAAAGCGTTGTAATGGAAGCAAAGGCAAAGCCTATCGAATTGCTTACAAATAAAATCTTAAGCGAGTATGGCGAAGAGTTCAACGAAAGAGATTCAAATATTAAAAGCATGGACTATGATGCAATGCTGAACTTTCATAACAAAACGATTGGGCTAATGAATCCAAAATCGCAGCGAGGACTTAAAGACTTTTTGAAGGAAAATTCAGAAGCAATCAAGCAATTCAGAGAAGAAGTAGCTAGCATGGACACAATCCCGGCTGACGTTCAAAAAACACTCGATGAACTTAATAGGATTGAAAGTATTACCGGAAACGAAGAAGCCCAAAAAGCTTTTCTTAAAAAACTATTTTCCGAAAGCGATAAAAAAGAATTAAGTTGGTACGCTAAGGACTTTGCGGATAGGTATGGGTACGCCTTAAAGAAAGAGTTTTCTAAACCTATTTCGGTTAATACGAACATCCAACTACAAAACGGAAGCATGAGCGGTATGGAGAGCATCATAAATTCTGTAAGGAATTTCTTTAGCGGGCAGAATGTAAAGGTGAATATGCCGATTGCGCCTTTCGCAAATCCTGCAGCAAAGGTTGAGTCTACAGCAAAGGCAAAAGGACTTGATAAACCTAGCTTGATTAGGAAGTTTGCCGTAGGTGGAAGAGTGAACGGACCTACGAACGCTTTGATTGGCGAAGGTGGGGATGCAGAATATGTTATCCCTATGAATAACTCCGCAAGGGCTGCAAGCCTTTTACAGCAGGCAAATGCAGAGCTATCCGGTATCAATCCGTCAGTAGGTGGACAGCAGAACATTAGCTATAGTCCTACTATCAATATATCCGGGGGAAATGCTAATGAAATAAAGTCCGTTTTATCGGACAGTTATGCAGACTTTAAAGCCATGATGGATAGATACGCAAGGGAAACACGGAGAACATCGTTTTAAGACAGGAGGGGAAAGGTGGAAAACAATACTTATAAAACAATTCTTGGGGATACTTGGGATTTAATCGCTTTTAAAGTATATGGTACAGAGAAGCTTTTCCCTCTTCTCATGGAAGCGAATCCGCAGGAGATAGGAACTTTAGTCTTTTCTTCCGATACAGTCCTAAACATTCCGCCTGTGAATACGGAACTGGAGAGAGCAAGCCATAGAGAAGATTGGAGGAATTGGTAGTGGACGGAAGCGAAAACTATACAGCCAAAGCAAGATACGCCGAAACAATAGCACTTTATAATGGTGGCTCTTACAATCTGACTAAGTATCTGTCCTCTTTGCAGTATACGGATAATGCCTGTGATACATTGGATTCTATAAGCTTGGAGCTTGATTTAAACGCCATGAATGCAGCAGGCGGATTCAATCCACAAAAAGGAGAGGACTTAGACATTTACATCATCATGCGGAATTGGTATGTGAATGGTAAGCATGAAGAGTACCATTGCGGTAATTTCGTTATTGATGAAATATCCATTACAGGCGCACCAAGAGTTATGACTGTGAAAGGAGTATCACAGCCGGCCGATTCAGAGCTAAAGGACAGACAGCGTTCTAAGGCATGGACAAATGTAACCTTACGGCAATTAGTAGAAGAGATTCAAGGCAAATACAATATGCCGAATCTCTTTTTTAATTGCCAGGATGTAACCATAGAAAAGATAGAACAGACGAATGAAACAGACTTATCCTTCCTGCAGAATGTTTGTAAGAAGTACGGAGTCTGCTTGAAGTGCTATAAGACAGGCTTTGTTTTGTATGACGAAACAGCTTACGAAGCAAGGGGGATTTACAATTTCTATGGAGAGTATCCTAGTAGTGCCACAAGCGGAAGCAATGAAGGCTATACAGACTGGACTACCCATGAGATACAGCCGGACTATAACTGGAATACTTCTTTGCAGGGATATTACACCGGGGCGGAGCTAAGGTATAAGAATCCCAAAAAGAAGCAGGAAACAATCACAGTTAAGGTCGGAACGGAAGAAAAGGTTCTGTATATCAATGAGCAAGTACAAGACCAATCAGAAGCAGAGAAGGTGGCAAAAGCTAGGCTGAATGAACAAAACAAGAATACGACAACAATTACTTTTAAGCCAACAGTCTTTGACTATGGATTGTTCTCTACTTACAACATTGAGATAAAAAACTGTGGTATGTGCGATGGAAAGTATTTTGTGGATAGAGTTGATGTAACTTTGGACAGCGGAGGACTAACACAGAGCGTAACCGCTAGGAAGATTATTCAGAGGGTATAAACATGGATAACATCAGAATCGGAACTGTAGGAACAGTAAATTATCAGAAAGCCATGGTGTCCGTTGTTTATACGGATATGAACGACTTAGCAACGGCAGAGCTACCTTATTTTTCCTTTACAGGAGAATACAAGATGCCAAAGGTGGGGGAGCAAGTGCTTGTCCTTCATTTATCCAATGGAGAATCCTTTGGAGTTGTCCTTGGTGGATTCTATTCCGAAGAGGACTTGCCAAAGGAAACAGGAGAAGGCCTGTTCTATAAACAGCTTACTGATTCTATAGCCATCAAGGCACAAGGAGACACTTTGGAGCTTGCAGGAGTGAACATCAAGGCATTAGAGCAAAGGTTAGCTGAATTAGAAGCAAAGGTGGCAAGCTTAGGGGGATAAACGATGATAGGACAGTTTGGAGAACTTACCTTTTTTCATAAAGGAAAGCAGACAAGGACATTTACCGATTTCAAATCATCCATTGGGCTAAAGACGGAGGAGCATCCGGTAGTTGGTTGGAAAGGTCGCTTAGAAGTAACAGGCGAGGAACTGGACGAAGTAACGCTCCATATTGTGTTTTCCGTGGAACTTGGACTCAGACCACGGCAGCAGTATGAACTCCTCCGGAAGATTATGCGTGATAGACAAGCACAGTATCTAATCATTGGAAACAGGTCCATTATGGATAGGCGGTGCATAATCACAAACATTTCTTCCGAGTGGGAAGAGATACACAAAGGTGGAGAAGTCGGAAGAATTGAGGTCGATGTAACCTTTAAGGAGTATCAATAATGGATTTCAGAATAGAATCAAACGAAAGAGAACAACTGGAAGAATCAATCATAAAGCAACTATCCACCTTGTATAAGACAAGGCGAGGCAGTATCCCCATGCATAGGGATTTTGGGCTTTTATGGGAGATTCTTGCAGAGCCTACTCCGATTTTTCAGAATAGATTTACTGTAGAGGTTGTAACGCAGACGGAAAAGTATGTGCCGGGAGTAGCCGTGGACTATATAGAGTATATAGACCGTGGGGAAGATGGAATACAAGCCATCGTTCATGTGAAAAGGAGGTAGAATGGGAGTTTTTGACAGCTATCCAAAAGTTGATTTTATCGAGGGCATGACTGCAGAAAAATTGGAAGCAGAAATGCTATCGGCCTTTCAAAGAAAGAGAAAAGAACTAACAGGAGTAGAAGAAGCTCTTCCGCAGTCTGACGACAGGAGAATAATTCTTGCTACCTGTGCCTATTACCTTTTCCATGCTTATGAACAGATAGACTTCTCCGGGAAAATGGGATTGCTAAAGTATTCTAAGGGGGCTTTCCTTGATAACTTAGGAGCGTTTAAAGGACTGCAACGCCTTAAGGCAAAGAAAGCCATTTCCACTCTTAGATTCACTCTAAGCGGAGTACAGGCAACAAGCTCTGTAGTTCCTAAAGGCACGAAGGTATCAACGGAAGCAGGGCTTACTTTTGAGACTGTAAAGGAACTAACTATCGGAAAAGGAGAGCTTACCGGGGGTGTGGATGCTGAATGCAGAGTTCCCGGAGTAATTGGAAACGGATACAAGGCAAGAACTATTACAAAGCTTGTGGATAATATTCCTTTTGTGCAATCCGTGCAGAATACCACAGAAAGCTCCGGAGGAGTGGACTTGGAATCGGATGATGATTTCAGAGAAAGAATCTATCTGTATCCGGACAGCTATACAAACGGCGGAACAAAGCGTTCTTATGAATACTGGATAAAAAAAGCAAGCCAACATATCAAGGATGTTTACCTTGGAAAGCGACCTAACACAACGGAGATTGATGTAGTATTACTATGGGATAACGAAACAGGGTTATACAGCGACAATGACCTTGCAGAGGTTAAAGCTGCTATTGATTGGGATAAGATGCCTGTATTTACGGATACTCTTAATTTCAAGAAGCCTGTGGCAAGAAACTATAGCGTAGAACTTGGCTATTATCTGTACGAGTCTGATAAGTACAGAGAAGCGGAGATTAAGAAAGCTGTGGAAGATTCTGTAAAGGACTATGTAACATGGCAAAGGTCCAAACTTGGAAGAGACATTAACCAAAATGAACTTGTCCGGCGTTGTATGGTGAGTGGTGCTAAGAGAGTTGTTGTAACGAATCCGAACTTTATAACCATAAACGGAAACGAAATTGCAAACTGCACTAGCATGAGCGTGACTTTTAAGGGGTGGGAAGATGATTAAATTCTTAGAAGGTGAAATGCTTGATTTACTTTCAAGCCCCTATAAAGAGGATGTTGATATACAAGCATTGTCCTATGCTATGAAAGTAGGCTTTCAGCATTTCCAAGATATGCTAAACAATGTTTTCCTGCTATCGGAGCTTGATTCCTTGGATGAATGGATTCTTGACTGCTTGGCTATAGATTTCAGACTTCCGTACTACAACAGGGGGTATGCCATTGAAAAGAAACGAGAGTTAGTAAAGCTTGCCTTTGACAGTAACTATCTAAGCGGAAGCTTAGAGGCTATATCAAGGCTTTCTGATACTATCTTCGGCGAAACAGAGGTAACAAAGACCGGTAACGCAGAGTTTTCTATATCAATAGGCGGAGCATTGGTAGCAAGTGAGCTTGAAGCTGTAGCTACTACACTGGAAAACGTGAAGGCGTTTAGGGATACTCTGAAAAATGTAAATGTTACAAGAACAGCAATTTCAGAGGATTTCATTGGGAGTGCTATTCAATCCCTTACTGAATTTACTGTATTTGCGGAATGGGGGAGCTAATGGGATACTTTTCAGAATCTAAAATCACAAACAAAGGAAAAGAGCTAATCGAAAGAAGCCTTGCCAGTAAGAAACCTTTGCTTATCAAGTATGTAGTTATAGCGGATAAGGAGATTTCCGGGAACATCGCAAGGGAAGTTGAAGCCTTGAATGCATCTACAGCTTATGACAAGCACAAGGCTCTTATATCAAGCGTAAGCAGCAATAATAATGGAATTGTCTGCAAGGTTGACATTAACAACGAAGACAACAACGGAACGCCTCTGACAGAGAGCTACCGCATGAGAATATTTCAACTTATGGCAATGGTTGAAGGTGACAGCAAGCCAACGCTACTTGCTTATGCCTATGCGAGTGAGCCGGACTTTATGCCAAGGTATGAGCAAGGAAAGCCTGTTAGTGTAATTATGAACTGGTTCTTGAAACTTAAGAACAGCGAACAGTTAGAAATTAAGGTTGATAATACCTTGGTTTATGCACTAGCTTCTGACGTTGAAGCATTGAAAACAAACCTAAAGGATGAGGCTACAATCGTTTTAAGTGCTAATGGATGGACCAGTACAGCCCCATATAGCCAAACAATCTCTATTACAAGGATGAAGTCTACGGCAAGCCTTATCATGGGGAAAGCCTATACCAAGGACAATACTGCAGACGAGATTGAAACATGGGATGAAATGACCGCATTAATCACCAATGCAGAAGCCAAAAATGGCTCTGTGACTTTTTATTGCAAAACAGAGAAGCCCAGTAAGGATTTCAGAGTTAAATTGAAAGGAGCGTTTTCATAATGAGTGATGTTTTAATTCCTTTAGGTGGAGCAGGAGGAAAGAATAGAGGCACTGTGGCCGTAATCGGCGATAATGCGCCTTTCTCAAATACCGGAGCTGTAATGAGCCTCCCTTTGCCTGCAGGTAATTATAAAAAGTCCGTAAGCAATCCGCGAACAAGCTATGGAGATGGCAAAAATTCCGAAGTAACTATCTCTAAGGAACTACTTAAAAAGATGGCAATTAATGCTTTCGGAATCGCCTCTATCACAAATTTTAGTGCTACCATGTATGCGCACAAGCAAGTCCGGCTTACATGGGCGAGACCTACTAAGGGCTTGTGGAGTGGCGTACATTTTATATTTAAGTACGGTAGTTTGCCAGATGGAATTTATGATGGTTCTCCATTTTTGGATTCCGCAGATGTTCACTACGAAACAACGCGGCCACTACAAGAAGGACTCTGGTATATCAGAGCCTATAGCTATGTAGAAACGAATAACGGCAGATGGTACGACTATGACGGAACGCCAGTATATACCACCATTCAAGTAACAGGAATTAGTGGCTCTGTCACTTTCGGAGCAGGAGCAGGCACTTGGACAGTACCGGCAAATGTGAGAAGAATCCGATATGTTTTGGTCGGCCGTGGTGGCGATGGCGGATCAGGAAATTACTATGTTCCTGGTGGTGGAGGTGGAGGCGGATACTTTACTACCGGATATATGGATGTATCGCCTGGACAAAGCCTGCCGTGGGTAGTACCTACAGGGCAAGGCCAAGGAACTTCTTTAAATGGTATCGTCGCACAAGGTGGAAGAAGCCCTGGAAATGGAATGTTTTCCCGAGGAAATAATGCCCATTATGGAGAAGGAGGAGATGGTGGCTCCGGTGGTGCAGCATACGGAGGAACACCTGGAACTAATGGTAGCGATGGCGTAGGCGTAATTAATAGCGTTAGTGTTGGAAGAAGGGGTGATAAAGAAACATATTATATGGTCGGTATAAGACCGGGCTATGGACAGCACAGTACAACAATCGGATTCAATGGTGTCCTATACAGCGGGGGCGGCGGAGCAGGAACAAAAAGCGGTAACGCGCCGGGGGCGGCAGGTGTAAACGGCCTAGGTAATGGCGGTAATGGAGCGAACCATAGTTCATTAGGTGCAGGATATAATGGTGGACAAGGCGGCACCGGCTGTATCTACATCGCATGGGGCAGTCTAATGAATGACGGAAGCTAAAGCCACTAACTAAATAATGTGCATGAAAGGGATTCCTCACGGAGTTCCTTTTTTAATTTACCTAAAAAGGAAGGAGAAGCTTATGAAGAGAGATTTCGCACTAATTCTGCCGAATCCAACAACGGCAGAGCATGAGGTAATGGCTATCACGATTTTCGACAGCCCTACCGAGGCAGACATGGGAGCGAGAGCTATTTACGGTGCTACTGCATACGCCATGGAGTCCTCGATGTGGGATTTGAAAGAGCCTTGCATTTACAAAGAGGGGGCTTTCTTCAATCTCAAAATGAGGGAGCTTAGAGATGAAAAAGGCGAGCTACAGCTTGTCCGTGTTGGTGAAGAGAAAGCCGAGAGGATTCCTTCACAGGCGGAGCAGATTGCAGAGCTTAAGCAACAGAATGAGGAGCTTAGGCAGACCGTAAACAGCCTTGTGCTTGATTCGTTAGGAGGTGAGTAGGATGTATGAAACACTTTTAGGACTGGCAAGAGATGGACTGCTAAACAAACGGATGTTGGATAGGGCAGTCAAGAAAGGATGGATTACCAAAGCGCAGGAGGAAGAGATTCTTCGTATTGCCGAAGATGGGAGAGAAGCCAGAGAGGGGGTGAATCATGATAGAACTAATAACGGATAAACAGTTTCTCGCTACAATAGTTGGCGTTATCTTTGCAAGTAATGGATTCTTTCAGCTACTTATGCTTATGTATCAATCTAGGGAAAAGGAGAAAGAGCGGAAGAGACTGGAAGAAGCTCAAAAAAGTCTTATTAAAAAAGAGCAGTTCGATGCGCTGTGTCGCTGTGTCACAGGCATTGCGATGTTCAGAATCGCAAGAGAAGCCAAGAGGTACATTGATAGGGGATTCATTACATCGGAGGAGTACCATACTCTTAAACACAATCTGTATGACCCTTATGAGGCTTTAGGCGGTAACGGGATGGCTAAGAAATACATGGGAGAGGTTGAGGAGCTTCCCATGCACGAAGGAAAGAAACAAGATTATTCAGAATAATAGGAGGAAAACAAAATGGATTTTGGAATTGGAAGCGTAGTAGCAATCACAGTTATCACTTACCTTATTGGTATGGGGTGCAAGTCTGTAGAGAAACTGGATAACAAGTTTATCCCAGTTATTTGCGGACTTGTTGGAGCAGTCCTTGGAGTAGTCGGTATGCAGACCATGGCCGACTTTCCTGCAAAGGATGTACTTAATGCCGTAGCTGTGGGGATTGTGTCCGGACTAGCCTCTACAGGGGCAAATCAGATTGGAAAGCAGCTTTCCGGCAAATAACCATGCTTTAAAGAAGCCTAGCAGGAGGCAATCCTGCATTTAACTATAATTTACTAAAAAGGAGAAAGATTATGAGAAAGAATGGACCTATGGAGCGTTATGAGGGAATCGACAGAGACGCAAAGAGACAGGATGTGCCTGTAAAGGACAACAAAGCGGACAATTCCCCGCACCCTGTCGGCTATGGCCGCGGCAAAGGTGAGGACGATGTGAAGCACGGACCCGGAGTCACTCCGAATCCGGATAATTTCACAGGTCCCGGAATCGGCTTGAAGAAGTAATTGTTTTTGGGGAGACATTGTTCTCCCCTTTTTTTTATTGGAGAGTTGAGAAAAGTTGAGAAGCGTTGAGAAACTTTTTGAAAAACTTTTCTCAAATCAGAAATGGAGGAAAAAATGGCTTATCAGAAAGGTAAGAAGCTTTTAGGCGGAGGATATACTTCCTACACAGTAGACGGCAAGGGATACTTCGTTAAGCATAAGAGATACTATCAAACGCCTATGCGTGGAGATATAGTCTACTTTTATAGTAGCGTAAAAAAGAGAGTCGCCCATGTAGGAATTGTAATTGAGGTAACGAAGCTAAAGAGCGGCCAGTATACTATCAAGACAGTAGAAGGAAATACTTCTTCCGCTCCTGGAGTAGTAAGAAATGGCGGAGCTGTAGCAATCAAAACTTATACTTTCTTCCCCGGACAGGAAAGAAGCATTGACGGCTTCGGAAGGCCTTTCTTTGGCGCAGAGACCTGTACTGTGGATGAGTTTGTCAATGCTGCCCTGTTAGAGGTAGGATACCTTGAAAAGGGAAGCAATAGGGATTTAGGAAGCAAGCTAGGTAATGCCGGAATGAACAACTACACAAAGTATAGCGAGTGGTACGGCATGAACGGCGTGTATTGGTGTCAAATCTTTGTATCATGGGTGGCATACACAGCTTGTAGCCAACACCAAAAGAATCTATTCACCGGATGGAAGCAGGAAGGAGAATCTTGGTTCTACTATGATGAATCCGGAACACCTGTAAAAGGACAATGGAGCTATATCAATGGCCGTTGGTATGCCTTTGATGATTCCGGAAGAATGATTAAAGGTTGGTTTAAATCCGCTGATGATTGGTACTACCTTGGAGAAGATGGTGGTATGCTATCCGGGCAATGGCTACAGGACAAGGGCAAGTGGTACTATCTGACGGATACCGGAGCTATGGCAACAAGTGCAAAAGTCAAAAAAGCGAAAGGACAAGGCTTTGACTATGTGGGAGCAGATGGAGTATATAACCCGGCTTTATCTTTGCTGTATGCAAATGATAACACTATTGAAATTGTGGCTTAAAAAGGCTATATTATTCATGTGAATTAGGTTTAACCGCCCACAAAACCGCCCACGTTTTTAGGAAGATGGCGTATTTAAGCCATATATAGCCTGTTTTTATATGGTTCGACTCCCATCAGGTCCATACGGCGAGAACACTAGCAAATAGGCAATAAATGCTTATAAATGCTAGTGTTTTCGCCATTTTAGGGGTACTAATCGTGAAACGCCATTGCGTGTTAGTGAAGCCGTTTTTCATAGTGAACCGCCCACGAAACCGACCACGATATTCTACTTTTTATTGAGTGTTCCCTCCATGTGTTCAAGGTATTTTTTCGTTCCGATTTCCAAGTCCTCATTCAATGCCTTTCTATAAATATTTTTCATTACATTATCTGTTTTCCATCCGCCTAAAGTCAGAATAATAGAATCTTGTATTCCCAACGCATGAGCTTTACTGGCAAAGTAGGAGCGTAGCCTATGGATTCCGAACCGGGGTAAACCTAACTTTTCTTCTGCTCTAATCATAGCCTCAGATATTTTTCCTATATCACCAGTTACAATGTACCCTTGCTCTCTGATTCTATCGGCAGCCTCCTGTGATATTGGTACTTTTCGATTACTTCTTTCTGTCTTTGTGTAGGGCTGAATCACCCACTTTCTATCGCTATTCTTAACCTTTGCTTTGGTTATGCTTATAACATTGTCATCGGATAAATCATCAAGCGTTAAAGCTCCAATTTCCGAACGCCTAAGCCCCATTGCTCCTAGATACATTGGAATCCAATGGTGTCGCAGGGTTTTGTTATTGTTTATGTAGTCAAACAGAGCTTGTACTTCCTTTTCAGACGGAGTATATATATCTTTTTGCTCTTTCCGTGGAAGCTTTGTATGTACTACAAAGGCAGGCCTAAACTCCTTTATAACTGATACTACTAGGCCATGACGATTATATATTGTTTTGGGTTTTGCTTTATCCGCCATATCATTAATCAAGCGTGTAATATCATGTTGCTCTATTTCATAAAATGGAAGCTTTGTAAAAGAATCCGGAATACCATTAAGAGTTGATTCATACCCTTTAATCGTACTGGCCGAAAGAACATTCTTTTTACTTGCTATGTACTCATTGGCAAAGTCTAGGAAAGTGCCGTTTTTATTTCTGTTTTTCTCTTCCTGTAGCTTTTCCATGTACTCTTGTATTAGAGCTGCTTCTTCACGCTTTGTAGGCTTCCTGTCGGTAGTTATGGAGTATTTCTTTTTATCTTTCTCGAAGCGTATCCGATAATGGCCGCTCTTTAATTTCTCAATCGCCATGAATCAGTTCCTCCTGCAGATTCTCAAAACATTCATCAATAATAGTGTTCCTCTCTATATCGTTTATTGTTATTTTTGGGGAAATAACTCCAATCTCTGTTGCTAGCAGATACATGTGTCGACATGGTTCTTTAGTATGCCTAAAATCCTTACATGTGCAGGAACTTAAAGTTACTATGTATGACTTAGAATTATCATATTCTCTTGGAATATCCATATAAACTGTATCATTTCCGGAATCGTCAAAAGTATTGTCGATTAAATACATTCCGTCTAATCTATATGAAGCCATGAACTGCTCCTTGGCATATATGGAGTCGAAGTTGTATCCTGCCCATCTTGTTCGCCACTCTTTTATGTATTCCTCTTGCCGTTCTCTATCAATCTCATTTTGATGTTTTATGCTTTCCAGTCTTTCTTTTGTTGGCTTTCTGTTTTGTATTTTTAATCCCTCTAATTCTATTCCCCAATCATAAAGATTCATTTTCTTAGACCAAAAAGCGAGTTTGTACATGTGTTTGCAAGGCAACTTTCTTTTCTGAAAATCCATACAAGTGCAGGAAGAAAAAGAAGTCTTATATACATTTTCCCCTGAACCAAGAATAAATGCGGAATCTCCGCTAAATGTATCCGGGAAAATATACAGGTTATCTTTATGCGCTTTAACCATTCTTGATTGTTGCTCACGCTCATTCTGAACAGAATCCGGAAAAGCAGAGAATGGATTTAATTTTTTCTTTTGTTGGTTTTCTTGCGTGTTGTTGTGATTGCTATATTGATACTTCTGTGAGTCGGTATCTTTAAATCTATACGGAGTATCTTCAATATAGGTATCCTTGGATTCTAAGCATCGAAATAAACCATATATAAACATCGCTCCGCCAATAAGTATAATCAATGTGAAGACACTAATTAATATTATCATAGACATGGCAGCCTCCTGTCTAATTTTTTGTGATTTCTATTTCATTTAAGAAAAAATCAATATTCTGTTTTATCCACTCTAAGTCGGAGCGTTTAAATTCCTTCTTGTGCGTAAGCAATAAATCCATGATTCTATGTAGTGCAGAATCCTTATCCATAAATTCTATTGCTTCTGTGGTAGAACTTCCGCAGTCGCTATGATAATTGTTGTTTGTAGTGGTGGTATTGTGATTTCCTGTAGTGGTTGTTGTCGTTCCCACGTTGTCTTCCCATCCCATCAAATAAGCAGGAGTTGTATCAAGGACTTCTGCAAATTGCTTTATTTTTGATGTTGGCAAATTTCTTTCTCCTGCCTCTATCTCGCTGATTGAACCTTTTGTTTTAAAGCCCATCTTTGTAGCGAGTTCTTCTTGTGTCATACCAAGCTGCTTTCTTCGTTCTCTAATTCTGTTGGTATATTTCATGGTAACAGCCTCCTTTTGACCGAATAATAGCATGTATCCTTTGAATAGTAAATAATATTTGATTAAAAAGTGTACAAAAATAAGTATTCAAGTGTACTTAAAGAAATATTTTAAAAAATAATAGTTGACATAATTGCTAACTTGAATTACGATACAATCCGCAAGCAAGAAAAAACAAAAGGAGGGGAAATGGAAAATAGCCTATTAAAGAAAAAAATCAGAGACTCTGGCTATAAGGTTAGCTTTATAGCTAAAAACTGCAACCTTACCAGTGCCGGGCTTTATAAAAAGCTAAACGGACAGAGTGAATTTAAGCAAAGCGAAATAAAAATTATAAAAGATTTGCTTAGAATCAGTGACAAAGATTTAAACGTCTATTTTTTTAATTAAAAAGTTTAATATTTGCCAACTTTTGAAAGGAGAGGAGCATTGAACGAACTAATCACAATCACGACTAACGAAGTAGGAGAACCATCTGTTTCCGGAAGAGAGCTACACGAGTTCTTAGGCGTAGAAACACCATATAGAAAATGGTTTCCAAGAATGGTTGAGTATGGCTTCACGGAGGGGAAGGATTTCAACGTGGACAAAAATGTCCGGGTTGGAGAAGAGGGTAGCAGGGAAGTAGCAAGAGAACTTACAGACCACCTACTCACCATCGACATGGCAAAGGAAATAGCCATGATTCAGAGAACGGAAAGAGGTAAACAGGCTAGACAGTATTTCATTCAAGTGGAAAAGGACTACAACAGCCCGGAAAAGATTATGGCTAGAGCCTTACGGATTGCGGAAAAGGAACTAAGCACCTTGAAACTGGATGTTGAGCGCATGAAGCCAAAGGAGATTTTTGCGGATTCCGTGGCAAGTTCTCATACATCAATCCTAATTGGGGAGCTTGCGAAGATTCTTAAAGCCAATGGACACGAGACTGGCCAGAAGAGACTATTTGAAACGCTTCGGCAAGACGGCTTCTTGATTAAGCGCAAAGGCTCTGATTTCAATATGCCAACGCAGAAATCAATGGAGCTTGGACTTATGGAGATTAAGGAAACAACCATCAACAATGCAGATGGAAGTATCCGATTAAACAAAACCACAAAGGTAACAGGCAAAGGGCAGATTTACTTTGTGAATCGTTACTGTGGATGCATGGAGAGGAGTTAGAAATGGAAAAAGTAACAATCCAGGAGGAAAAAATGCACTTACAAATCAATTTGAACATTAAGTCAACTTTATCTAAGTCGCCTTTTGCTGACACCGAAAAGTTATCGAAAGAGATAGCAAAGGTTATTGACAGAACAGAAAAGGAATTAAACGAGAGGAGCATCCCTCATTGTTCTGAATACATAGTGAACGTTGAGGGATGTATAGCAGGCGTTTAGCCTTCAGATTCCTGCAACTTAACTAGGCTCTGATAAATATCTTTAAACATTTCTGCAATAGCTTTTCCATCGTCTTCGAAAGAATCTTTGGAATAGTTTGAAAGATAAGCAACCAGTAAGTCTTTTGTTAATTGCATAGCAAGTACCTTGTCGCATTTTTCAGACATTTGTTTTTTCTCCTTTCTATAGATTTAGTCACTGGCATGACTAATCAAATTATAGAGAAGAAAAGAACAAAAGGAAATAAAAGGAATTTATAGATAAGAAACAGGGCGAAAAACGGAAGGCAAATAAGAGGTGGAACAATGAAAACAGTAACAATCCAAGTGGATGCAGAAGCCTATGAGTTCTTTAAGGAGCTAGGGCGGAAAATCAATGTAGAGGTAGAGGAAGTGCTAGGAATCGAGCTTTACAACTGCTACAGGCAGAATAAAGCGAATCCGGAGGAATAAAAAAGAGAGTCGTATGCGCCAACACACGACTCAAAAACAAAAGAAAAATTCTATCCGTGCAAAGTATAGCACGCAGAAAAGGAGGGCGCAATGCCTTTAGTGAAGTTAGACAAAACCTATCCACACGAAAAGTTGGATAGAGTGGTTCGCAGAAAGAAAAGCGACCTCAAAATAATAAACAAGCAGATAGCAAAGCATCTATCTGTAAGCGAAAGGGGAATCCTGTATAAGCGGAAGAACGGATTCTTTACCTTTGACGAACTAATCAAGCTTTTCAGCTATCTTGAATTTACGGATGAAGAGATAGCAAGCGTATTCCGGAGGTAAATATGGGAAAAAGAACAGTAGAGGAGCAGAAAGAAATGATTCTGGCCTGCTTAAAGAGACACAGTGTTCAGATTACGGAAATGGCAAAGCTCCTAAAACTGGACAACAAGACATTTAACAAAAAGGTCCGGAATCAGAGCTTTAACCTTTTCGAGGTTGTAGTGTTCGCCAACTATTGCGGACTGGATATGAAGGAACTTATTGAACTATTTTTCCCAAAGTTTAGTGGGAATCACAAGGATAAGGGGTGCTTGAAATGAGACATACTTTAAAAATGATACTCACCTTTTTAGGTATCGTGGATGCTATGGCCGTATGCCTTTTGGATAGCTACGGACTTACTGGAAATGTTGCCATGGCTGTATTTGTTGTAACGACAGCTATCGGAATGTTGCTATATGCCTACTACATTAGGCGTTATCACAAGGGAGGATTTTAGGATGGAAAACAGCAAAAAGAAGATTAGCGTACAGATTGAACTGGCAGGGGTTGTATCAAATTTCATGAAAGAGAAGCTTGAACAAGAAATCAAAGAAGAGCTTGCATCCGTTGGTAAGGAAGGCCTTTGGAAAAAGATTGAGCATTACGCAGAAACAACAACTGCAGCAAATTTCTATGAATTAATTAAGAAATAGGCTGTGAAAGCCCTACGGAAGGAGCGACACCATGTGGAAACTAGATATTGTGGCATTGCTTATATCTACAGCATTGCTATTCCTAACAGGGTATTTCTTGTGCCAGTCCATGTGTATAGGTTGGGTTGGCGAATGGTACGAATCCGCCTTTAAATCGGCGGTATTAATACAGGTTGCATTAGTGAGTCTATGGCTATTTGCCAGGACATTTTAAGGAGGTGTAAAAAACATGGCACAAATGACAATAAAGCAGTATTTAACAACAATTCAGAATGGTATTGAATCAGAACTGGCGGAGAACATCAAAGCGATTCCGGAGGGATTCAATAGACAGCGCTTCGCCTTGAATTGTGTAGCTGTCTTAAAGGATAAATTGAAGGATTGGAACGGCATTGAGCCTAGCTCTATTATCGCTACATTTGCCAAAGGCGCATACCTTGGCTTGGATTTCTTCAATGGCGAGTGTTACGCAATCCCCTATGGTGGAGCGGTGCAGTTTCAGACCGACTACAAAGGGGAGATTAAGCTTTGTAAGAAGTATTCAAAGAATCCCATTAAGGACATTTACGCTAAGAATGTTCGCAACGGAGACTTGTTTGAAGAGAAAATCGAGGACGGAAAGCAGACCATCACTTTTAAGCCTGTTCCGTTCAGTAATGAACCAATCATCGGAACTTTTGCGGTAGTGGTTTTTAAAGACGGCACGATGGTTTATGACACCATGAGCGTGCAGGAAATTGAAGAAGTGAGAAACGCCTTTTCTAAAGCAAAGAACAGTAAGGCTTGGGAGAAAACTCCCGGAGAAATGTATAAGAAAACAGTCCTTAGGCGTTTATGTAAGCTGATTGACTTGGACTTTGATGTTAAGCAGCAGCAGGCCTTCAACGATGGGGGAGACTTCTCTTTCGAGGATAAAGTAGTGGAAGAAGCCCCTATCATTGAAGCAAGCGATGCTTTTAAGGATGTGGAAGAAGCCCCGGCTGTAGCAGAAGAGCCAGTCCAGGAAGAAATGTTTGACATGGAGCAGGGATAAGCCATGAGACTTACGGAAGAAAACTACTACTCGAAAGAGGCTAACCTTGAATATATGAGCGTTTCGCAATTCAAGGACTTTGTGGGAACTTATGGAAAAAGAGCCTGTGAGTTTGAAGCAATGGAAAAGCTTTTCGGTAGATGGAATCCGCCTCCAACAACTCCGCTTTTGGTAGGGAGCTATGTGGATTCTTATGTTGAAGGAACGCTTGATTCCTTCATGGAGAGGCATCCGGAAGTATTCACAAGAGAAGGCGAACTGAAAGCTCCGTTCAGAAAGGCGGAGGAGATAATCGCAAGGATTGAACGAGATAAATACTTCATGAAGTATCTATCCGGGAAAAAGCAAGTGATTATGACAGCGAATATCTTCGGCTGTGATTGGAAAATCAAGATGGACTCATATCTTCCGGGAGTAGCTATTGTGGATTTAAAGGTTATGGCATCAATCACGGACAACAAATGGGTAAAGGATATTGGATATTTAGATTTTGTCCGGTACTGGGGCTATGACATTCAAGGGTCTGTATATCAGAAGGTCGTAGAGCTGAATACAGGGAAGAAGCTTCCGTTCTACATAGCCGCAGCCACAAAGGAGAATGAGCCGGATATAAGAATCATCCATATCACACAGAACTACCTTGATGAAGCCTTGGCACTTGTGGAAGCTAACATCAAGAGGGTACTGGAAGTGAAGAATGGAGAGGTATTACCGGATAGGTGCGATGCTTGCGATTGTTGCAAACATAACCGGGTATTGAAAGCACCAATATCCATATTGGACTTAGTACAAGGCATTTAAAGGCATGAATGCCTATATCCAATAAAAGAATAGGGAGGTGGGCAATCATGCCGGAGAACAACAAAAAGAGCTTTATCATGTATTCAAATTATCGGAAATTCCTATCAATGTTATCAGACACAGAAATAGCCGAACTCATGCGAGCAATCTTCTGTTTTGTGGAAGAAGAGGAAGTTCCAAAGCTTGATTCTAAGACGGAAATTTGCTTTGCGGTTATCACAGACCAAATCGAAAGAGACAGGGAAAAGTATAAGAAAGTATGCGAGCGTAGAGCCAATGCAGGACGGCTTGGCGGTAAGCAAAAGTACGAAAATAGGCTAAAAAAGGAGGAAGAAAAGCAGGAGAAAAAGGAAGAAAAGAAGGAAGAAAAACAGGAAGATTCCGAAGAAAATATCAGTCTAGCAAATGTTAGCAAATCTAGCAAATGCCAGCAAATGTTAGCAAATCTAGCAAATGTTAGCAAATCTAGCAAACGCAAGCAAAACCTAGCAAATCTAGCTGATAATGAT